GAAAGTGGGTGCATGTTTGCACCGATTTCGCCGCCATGCTTGCGTGCCTTACGGTCAGCACGGTGTTTAGCATGTTCACCATGCATTGCATGCTCTGGGTGAACGTGACCACCACGCTTGCGCTTGGCGCGGTGCTCTGCCTTTGGATGCTCATGGTGATGCTCTTTGTGCTTAGCATTGTGATGAGCTACGTGCCCACCATGCTTGCGCTTCGTGCGACCACCATGCTTACGCTCTTCAGCTTCATGTTCCGTAGGCGAATCTTTGCCTGCGTACACGTCGCGGACGGCTTCGTCGGCATACTTCTCGCCGTGCGTTCCGTCCTGTTCAGACTTACCCTTAAATGCCTTCATGGCCTAGTTCCTTAAAAATTGTAGTACTGGGTCAAGCCAAACAAGCCAGTTGCTGACTGGACATTGTAAGCCTGTGGGATCTGGCGGAACACATACTTGTTCGTGCCAGTGGACGGCGTAAGATTGACACCTGAAGCATTAGCAAGGTCAATCGTGCCACGGACATCGCCCGTTGTAGCGGACGGTGTAGTACGGTCAGCAGGTAAGAACCCGTTTGCAGCGAAACCCGTGTTAACCGATGGCGTCGTTTGAGAGTTACCAGAGTTAACAACAACTTCTGCAGCAGTATCCGAGCGAATCGGAAGACCAACGATTGCAGTCGTACCAACGGAATAAGCGTGGGTTGTATCAGCCGTGCCGCCCGAAAGCACCACAGACTTGATATACTTAAACGCCTTCTTACCGTTAACAGCGTTACCTGCCGAAATCGTAATGGCTTCCGACATTGGATACCCGTAGACATCGTAGCCGTTAACCGTTGCGGTTGCGTAGGTAGCACTTGCTGCGGCAGTAACGCTTACAGCGCGACCAACCATAGCCATTGGGTTCCACAGCCAAATAGAAGGTGACTGTATGTTAGTCGGGATAGCGCAAGATTGCACGGTTGGATAAGCCAAAGTGACCGTTCCAGACGTGAAAGTTACGTTCTGACTTAGCTGATAAGTACCAGTTTGTCCGTTACCAACCGTTGATGACGTTCCTGTCGTCGTAATCTGAGAACCGATATAGACGCCAGAAGATGCACCAAGAGTTCCACCCGTTACCGTCGTAGACGATGAAAGGAGAACCATGCCGGGTCCGATTGGCATGCCACTGTTTGCCGTAACTGTCAGGATACCATTCGTCGCCGAGGCAGTAACCGAAGCATAAGCATCAAGTGCAAGAACCGTATCCGTAGCGCCCGTATCCGACCGCGTAAACGTAGACGAATAATAGACACCAGTGGTCGCGGAGTTAGTCGTAACGAGTGAAAGAGTTGCACTCGTAGGGTTTGCCGAAGCAACAATAGCTGCTGCAGCGTTTGTATATGGGACGCCAGTGAACGAAACAATGTCACTGAAGCCATACCACCCGAAGTCCTGTGCCGATTGCGCTTCACCGGGAAGATAGGTGAATGGAAGGCGCGGATCAAGGATGCCGCCCCCCGCATAAAATAGCGAGGAGCCTAAGTCAGGGTTATAGTCCGATGGTTGCGATGGGTTTTGCCCAAAAACAATCAATGGACCGGAGAATGCTGTATCAGACATATTGCCTTCTCCTGTCGATTACGAGGTTGGGAACGAGCCGTAGATCGCGCGCCAGTTGTAGTAACCAAACGAGTAACGCTCGTAACCCTTAACAAGCAGGTTATCAGTCACAAAATCGACTTGCATGTCGGTCTCAAACTTGATGCGTTCCATATACGCCAAGCCATCGATGTTGGTAAGCAAGAACCAAGCATAAGCCGAGGTCAAGAAGTCGTTGACCATATAGCCTTCGCTAAGTCCGCCTGCCGTCATCATGATCGCATTGACGTCGTTGTCTGCAGTGCCCGGACGCAATTCAGTCTTCGTGAGACGGATTGCAACTGGTTCCAACTGCGGAGGAACGATTAGTTTGCGGCCACGAGCAAAGATTTTCAGACCAGCTTGATCCTTGAAGTTCGTGCGGACTGCAATCATTGCATTCAGCAAGGTAGCTTCGTTCAAGTCGACCTGAGTCGTTGGCGTGTTAGCAACTGTACCACCGTCGATTGGATGCGCCGTGGAGCAAAGTGCTACACCGTCACCGCCAACTGCTGCGTTGTACGTCGTTGCCGTATTAAGAATGTTCGCGCCATAAATTTCTTTGGTCTGCTGGAAAGATTCCACGAGGCCAAGGTTGGATGGCATGAACTGGGTCTTGTAAAGGTTATCGTCAATCGCCTTGCGGGTGATTGCGTAACCCAGAGCAATTTCAGTGTGCTCTTGGTTCCACACGAAGCGTTCGCCAGCATTGGAATCAAAAGCGGTCTGGCCGCCTTCGGTCTTAAGCTGTGCGAGGCCGAGGTAACGCATTTCAGCGGTACGCTCGAGAGCCATCTTTGACTCATGCTTCGTAAAGATTTTGTCGTACTGAGATGAAATCATCTCGTACTTGCCTTCTACCCCACGTAGGCCGGGAAGGAGAAGGTCTCTGATCTGACTAAGATTAACAGCCATAACACCTTACTCCTTAGCTGATGCCAGTTGGGCCAGCACCGTTCGTGCGCCAGACTTCGTTATTGAAGCCAACGATCACGTTGCAGTACTGCGAGGTTGGGTCGCCGCCGTTTTGGACGCCGACGTTGTAGTCCACGATGATGAATGGGTAAGTAACCGTCGTACCAACTGCCGAGAGATAAGCACCCGAACGGCCTGTCGACGTATTGCCCGTGCCAATGGTGAACTGAGCATATTGGCCCTGAACGCCAGAAGTCTGCGTGGAAAGCGTACCCGTGATTGGGAACGCGGTCGTGCTTGTTTGCACAATGAAACGAGCATTCGGATCATCGATAACATAAGCTTCAACGTCACCCGTTGCGCCCGAACCCGGCCAATAAGAAGACCAGACCGTGCGGCCAAGTGATGTGTTTAGATATTTGCAGCCAACGAAAATACCCGCGATAGCGGTCGAGCCTGCAGCAGCCTGAACGATGTAACCGTTTGCAGTGCTGACTGCTGGCATTACTGGGTCGCCAGTGTAGATAGCACCTGAGCTTGACGCAATACGACGGGTGGATTGAGCGAACGTCGGAGCGCCGCCTGCACCACCCTGATACTGCGTAAAGCCAAAATACGCTTGCGTATTAGCCATAGCAATTTTTCCTGAGTGATGAGGTTACTATGCGCCAAGCACTGTTAACCCCGACAAGATAACCCGCCTCCCACAGGGCAGGTTAGAGGCCGTCCTTATTCATTAGGAACAGGCATAGCCTCGTAAGATTTTTTCACCTGTGGCCGAACCCGGGCGTCATCGCGCGGTAAAGTTCCATCAGGCGTTGCACTAAGCTGCGCTTCTTTAGAGCGAACTTGGTTTCTTGCACGACGCAATTCTATAGATTTTGCTTCATCTGTCAACTCTTTAGGGCGTTCCATTAAAATCATGCCGTCACGCTCAATCGTGGCATAATTTCCCGTTGGCATCATAGCCTTATGGCGAGCATCTCGCGTTGTGGGAACAGGCGTCCAACCAGCATCCGCCAAACGGATCTGATATGATGGATCTTCTTGATTATAAATGGTTTTCCGCTTCCATTCATACGACCAACCTTCAGGAACAATGCTTGGATCGATGAAGTATTGGTCCGTATTCTCCAAATCCAAGCCCTGACGGTGAGCACGGATCTCAGCAGTACGTTTTGCTGCACGTTCTGCGGGGCTTTCTTGCCGGATGTCCGACCGAATGTCTGGGCGGATGTCTGAAGTTGACTTTTTAGACGTGAGTTTAGGTAAATTCTCAGCCATGTGGCTCTCCTATCAGTTAATTTTGCCTTCGCGCTTTAACGCGACCATGTTTTTGGCGTAATCTTCAGGCGACATGCCCATCATTGACGCCATTTCACGCATTTCTGCGCTTAACCGCACCACTTGTGACTTGCTTGGGGTGCCAGCGGCTGTACGGGTCGTTGGTGCGGCGGCTGGGGCAGTTCTTTTCTGAACAGGCGCGGCGGCGGCAGATAAGTTAACATCTTCACCGTCATCAACATGCGTTTGTGGCGCCCGCTTGAAGCCTAATTGATGCTCAATGGCGTCAAAATAGGAATCCGAGTCAACGATGTGGCCATCAGCCATCGCAATATTATGTGCCCCAACCATCTTTTGGTACATACGTTGGTCCGTAATGCACTGAGGATGCGACCGAATCCATGCCGCAGACCGTGGTGACAGCGTAGATGCTACACGTTCTACTGGGTCGCTAATCTGCGGTGCTGCTGATTGAGGGTTTGCAAGCTTTTCTTCAAGGGCTGACTTGCCATTTTGTAACTGCAATAACTTAGCAGCATTTAATGACATAGTTTCTTGGATCTGGGCTGCTGTATCGTAATCACCAGCAGTCATCGCTTCCCTAAAGTTAGACTTTAAGTAATCAGATTCACGTTTAATCTTATCAATTGCCCCAGTAATAAGGTGAAGATTGCTATCTTGCACCTCTGCGGCAGCTCTTGTAGCCGTTTGTTGAGCTTGTTGGGCGCGAGTTTCAGCCTCAAA